GATTGGCCTGCCGTGGATGACAAAACTGTCATCAATCTGGACGGCCCGACAAGCTACGTACAGACTCCTGAGGAAGATCGCGCGTGTCTCGTCTTGACGACCACGAAAGACACGCAAGACCTGACTACGTTCATTAACTTGCTGTTTGAGGGAAATCGTTGCGGTCACTACCCAGCAATCACCGTCAAGTCAGGAACGACCAAGTTCGCCAATGTGCGATTTGAAGACTGCGATCATGCCGGTGCGGTAGTCGCCTTGCGAGGTGCTCAGTTTGATCTCATGCAAGCAGGATTGGTGTCATTCGAGACAGTCGCATTTTGGCCTAAACGACCAGCAAGCGAGTTCATACGAGCCTACACAGCGAGTCAGCATATCGACGTCCGACAGATAACCACATGGAACGCTCTGAAAAACAACCTTGTTGTTTATGACGGCGGAAAACATGTCGGACTTCAGGTGAGTGGTTGGATCACTGATCTACCCTTTGAAGATGCAAAGACAGCCCTGGAGAACGGGGCCACATTTATCGATCAGCAATACAGATAACACCTCCTCGCCGCGTGGGCGGGGTGGGGGGAATACAAGGAGAATCGAATGGATCGCATCAGGAAATCAAAGCTGCTCGTCGGTTTAGTTAGTGCCCTGCTGTTACTCGGGCTCGCGTCGGTGGCTGTGTCGCTGCCTGCACCGGGGCCGATGCCGATGCTGCTGGCGAGGACGCAGGTGCCACCGACGATCATGTCATCAGTGGGCCTGGTGGATGACAACCAGATCGAAGGGGCCATTGTGGGCTCATACCATGGCGTGTGATCAATGAGTCTGGCGCTGCAGCAACACTCACGTTCTACGACGCCAGGTCTGTCACCGGAACGGCATTGGCTGTTGTTGATCAGGATGATGTTGCTGTTTCCACCATGACGATCGGAGACGACGAGTCGCAAGAGCTTCCGAGTGCTCTGGCTGGATGCACGGTGTTGATTATCAAAGGAGCAGTGGCCGCAGATGGCTTTACCGTGGTCGCCAAGCGATGAAAGCGAATCGCTGCTCTATCGACGGGTGTCGCAAGCCGCAGAATCTACGCGGGTTATGTGAGAAACACTACAAAAGGTTTCTCAAGGATCGGCTAAAGACGGAGAGACCGTGGACGTGGTGGTCTATTAAAAGTGCGGACTCGCTTCGCACAAGTGCTCTAAAGGTAAATAGGTCGCAGTGGAAGGCTTGGGGCACAAGACGAGCTTCACGCATACGAGGCCGCGAAATCCGCACGGGGAGCGTGAGGCGAATTGGTAAGACGTGGAAGGAATGGGCGCGAAACGCGACGACTAGCGCAAAAGCAGAAGGGATGCGTAACAGTGATCAATGGGGAAGGTGGGCTTACTACAAGGCAAAGCTCTTTCGAATGCGACACAGAGAAGATTACCGCATCTGGGCTACAGACGTTGGTGGAGAAACAGGGGTACAGATGCGCTTTAACTGGGCGTTCATTAGATCCTGACACAGCCTCAGTGGACCATATTGTCCCATTGTCGCGAGGTGGTGTTAACAGGATGAGTAATGTGCAAGTACTTCACATTGACGTAAACAAAGCTAAGGGTGCCATGACTACAGATGAATTTATCAAGCTCTGCAAGGAAGTCGTTGGCTTTCAATTGGCCCCCCGTCAAGGTTCTGCCGACGGGGGGTAGGGAGCCACGCAGAGCCTAGTTATCGAGTCGGGTTTTCGGGTCCTGGGGTACTGAAATCACGGCCACCACCACCATCTGTGATCATGGAGGCCGCACGCTGAGGGGCTGTTTGGGCATCTGATTCAACGGGGATGGGGAGCGATTTGGGAGGGGCCTGGACGCTCACAGGGGATCGGCGCACAGCACAAAGTGGAACGAGATGAGCGGGCACGATGCGAAGGCAATCCGAAAGCAGGTCCTGGATTACTGGCTCGACGTTATGTCGATGCTGAAAGCCGAAAAGCAAGCGTGCCAGCAGGCGGGCGTCGCGCTGAGCCGCGAGTTCGTGGACAAGAGTCGCATCTGCGCGGATCAGATTCGACGTGACACGAAGATCAAGCCTGGTGAACAAGACCTGACCGAGGACGCGGGATCCAGCGGCTCGGAATCCGATACGGAGATCCGCTTGCACAAGCTGAAACTGGTCTCTTGATGAATGCTGACCTTCACGCAACTTCGCGAACAACTCGGACTCAGCCAGCCAGGCCTCACGAAACTGATTCGCGAGGGAATGCCGCACGAGGTAGACGGTCGCGCGAAGGTCTTCGACGACGCGACGGTCGCCAAGTGGCTCGTCGACACCGGCCGGGCGGTCGTCGAGGGACAGGAGGAAGCCCCCCAGATCGCCCGTACCAGGCGGGAATGTGCGGATCACTTCGGTGTACACATTCGGACGGTGGCCGAGTGGCTCTTGGATCCGTCGTTTCCAGGCCGGTCCGGGACACGCGGATTGCGGGACGGGGAGTTCCGTCTCGACGAGATCGCGGATTGGCTGGCGAAACGCGATGCGTGTCGCAACGGCGGTCCGCAGAACGACGGCTCGGAGCTGCGGGACCAATTGCTTGCGGTCCGGATCCGGCGTGGCACTGTGCAGGCGCGCCGGGACGAATTGAACCTCGAAAAGGACGAAGGTCGGCTGACCACGATCGACGCGATGCTCGAGCTGGTCGCGCGGCAGATCAACACGGCCAAGACATTGCTCGAATCGCTGCCGGACGCGGCCGCAAAAGTACTTCCCGAGACGATCGAGCCGGCCGTACGGTCCGCGGTGGTGCGACGCTGGCGGGATCTGGTGTATGAGGCGGAGCGGACGTTGAGCGAAACGCTGGCTGGCGATACGGACCAGGAGACCAACGACGAATGATTGCGGCTACTTCACCACTCGATCGACTGCGGCAAGCGGCGGCGGAGGCCTGGTCTCCGATCGTGCCGCAACCGGTGCCGGTGTGGTGTGAGCAGCACATTCGCCTTTCGGCCGAATACGAAGGTGGAGGCGGATGTTACGACTGCACGCACCGACCGTACTGGAAAGAGATTCTGGAGAACTACCGCGACCCGGAAGTGACGTTCGTCGTGGTCGTGGCCGCCACGCAAGTCGGCAAGACGCTAGCGCTCATCGTGGGCATCATCTGGTGCGCGGAGAATTCACCGGCACCGGGCTTGGTGGTTCTGCCAGACCAGGCGAGTGCCACGGAGTTTCGGGACCGCCTGTACGCGACAGCAACCGCGTCGCTGGCTGTCGGCGGATTCAAACGGCTGCGGGTTCCACCCGAATATCAGTGGAACACGCGGTGGGTGGATCTCGGTTCGATGCGGATCTATCTGGCCTGGTCCGGAAGTCGTCAGCGGCTCCGCGGTCGCGCCTGCAAGCGAGTCTGGGACAGCGAAGTCGACGCGTACAAGGGCGACAAAAAGACGGGCGACCCGGTCGCGGCCTCGCATCAGCGTACGGGAGCGTTCTACCACTTCCTCCACTACCACGAATCGTCACCGACGAATCACCCGTCCGAGATCGCGGAGTTGGAGGCGTCCTGCACTGATCGTCGTCGCTTGCATGTGCCGTGTCCGCACTGTGGCACCTACCAGGAACTGCGGTTCTTTCCGTACAAGTCGGGTGATCTGGCTGGCCGCGGTGGCTTCGGTGGCATCCGCAACGAGCACGGCGAACTGTTGGCTCCGGAAGAGGCTCGCCGCGTGGGGCACTACATCTGCGTGCACGGGTGCCTGATCCGCAGTAGCGACAAGCAAGCGATGGTCGACGCGGGCGTGTGGTGCAGCCTCGGCCAACATGTCGACAAGCGTGGTAACGTCTCCGGACCGGCTCCGTCATCACGCCGCAAACGCGGCTATCACCTCTGGGCGGTGCACGCCGACACTCGCTCATTCGGCGACATCGCGGCCGCGTATTTGGAAGCCGTCGCGGCCGGAAAAGTGCCTGAGTTCTTCGGCAACTGGCTGGGCCTCGAGTACCAACAGCAATCCAAGGTCCCCTCATGGGGCCAGCTCGGCCGCAAACTCGCCTGGACACACGAGCGTGGCACGGCGCCGCACCAGGTATGGTTTCTCACTGCGGGCTGCGACCTGCAGGCTGACGAGGTCTTCTACGTGGTGCGCGGGTGGGCTCCGTTCTGCACGTCGTGGCTGATCGATTGGGGCAGCTTCAAACGAGCCGAAGGCGATGAGACGGAGCTTTGCAAGAGTGACCTCGCGCAACTGACCAAGCTACTCGAACGGAAGTACCCGGTGGTCGGCCTCGACGGACCATCCCAGACGCCCACCGGACGTTCGCAGCTTGGCGTTCGGCTGCTGTGCATTGACTCGAATCACCGCCCGATGGACGTTCATAACTGGATGCAGTCGCTGCCGGACTCACTAATCAAAGGCGACAACGCGCGGGTGCGAGCGGTCCGTGGTGACCACAAGGTAGATCCGGCCGTGCGGTATCGCATGCACGTCGTGGAGCAGAACACGCGGACCGGCGAGAAGTACGAGGGCGGACTCGAGCAATGGGGCATCTACGTCTATCACTTCTACCAGGACCTGCACGAGCGGTTGGCCGGACGTCCGAACGTGCCGGGATCGTGGTACGTGACGAAGGACGCAGTGACGGCCGGCAAGAACTACCTGCAGCAGGTGACCAACTTTCATCGCGTGGTGGAAGTCAACGAAAAGTCGCTGAAGAAAAAGAGCGTCTGGAAGCCTCGCAGCGGCACGATCGATGTCGACTTCTGGGACTGCGAAATCTATGCGATGGTCGCGGCTCACATGGTCGTGGGGGACATGGGGTGGGAGGAAGAGGCCTGGACGCGATGGTGGCAAGGGAAACGTGATCCCAAACCGCGGCGCCGCACGGTGACCGCTGGCGAGCAAGGCGGCCTGGACGATCGATAACGAAAGGAATGACGACGATGGCTAAAGAGCCGATGAAATTGGACGCTGACCAGGAATTGGACCAGGTCGCGACGAAGCGAAAACAACCGGTGGAGGAATTGGCACCCGCACCACCATCAGCTGTGGAAAGCACTCGGCAGGGAGACCAGATCCGCCCGTATTGTCGACGCCATAATGTACTGATGCGGGCCGTGGGAACCGGTGGTGGCGTGACTCGCTACAAGTGCCCGGTGCCCGACTGTGACGAGGCCGAAAAGCGAGCTCAGCCGCGGAGCGTGATTCCGCGCGAGCCGCTGGAGTGCCCGAAGTGCCGACAACGCAAACTCGCTGACGATCAGCCGGCGAATCCCGTTTACTGCGAAGTCGACTCGCATCGCTCCACGTCCGGTCAACTCTGCATGGCCTGTCCGGAGATGGATTGCGACTTCCACGCGTTGATTCCGCGACCAGATATCGCGGTCCGTGCACGGCGGATGCGAACGCTCGCGGAAGAAATCTGAGACCAAACTGCCAAACATTGGCACATTCAGATATCGCCGTGACGGCTATTACGTAATCGTGGCGGCATGACCGTCACGGATCAGGAGATTCTGGACAACGCCCGCACTTCGTTGAACGACATTCTGCTTGGCAAAGTGGAAGAGTTTCGCGAAGGGTCCGCGTCCGCGCGAACGCTCCGGATCCGTGAGCTGGAACAACTGATTCAGCGATATGAAGCCAAGATCGCCGCCCAGAGCGGCAACGTGTTCCGTCCGATCGTGGAGGTCAACCTATGAGTGCCTCCCGATCACTTCTGCAACGTGTCGCAAACATGTTCTGGGGTCCGCGATCCGGCCCGACGCCGCAGGAACAAGCCATTCAGCGACAGATTGAGGCCTCGAGCCAAGAAGCCTATCGCTGGGCGCGCCTCGACCGCCGCACGCAGGCCTTTCAGCCCGCGGCCCGCAGCGGTGACGCCGCGATTTACGAGTCCCACGACTTGATGAATCGTCGGATCCGCGACCAGGTCCGTAATACGGCCCAGGCCAAGAAGATCGTCGAGTCGCTCACCGACCTGGTGATCGGGACCGGCATCCAGACGTTCAGCTCGCCCTTCGACCCCTGGATGGACCTGACGTCGCTCAACATGGCGGAGCTGGACGAGGGCCTGCAGTTCGCGCTCGAGTCGGACGATCTGTTCGAGGAATGGTTCAACGATCCGACTCAATTCGACGTGGCCGGGAAATTGTCGGGTCCGGACATGCAGCGGCTGGCATTGAGCGAGTGCGTGAACGTCGGCGACGCGTTGATTCTGCGATGCCAACGCAACGAGCCCGGCCGAATCATGCCGCTCTGCTACCAGGTGATTGAGCGCGAGCAGCTTGACACGTCGCAGGATCGTCCTGCCCGGCCAGGCAAGAACAAGATCGTCAACGGCGTGGAGCTGGATTCCACCGGCCGGGAAGTCGCGTTTCACATCTTCGACGCTCACCCACACGACGATTTCAGCCCGTTCGCCAGCACCACCACATCCACGCGTGTGTTGGCCGAGCGAGTGTTCCACATCTACCTGTTCCGTCGGCCGAGCCAGAGCCTGGGAGCTAGTTGGCTCGACGCGGTTGGCCAAAGTTCGTTCGACCGAGACAAGTTCATCGGAGCCGAGATCGCCACGGCCGCCAAGGCGGCACTGCTGGCCCTGATCGTCAAGCGGGAGCACCCGTACCAAGGAACGCTGGGCCTGGAGACGGACGACACGAGCGCGACCGACGATTACGGCAACGAAGAGGTCCGGCTCGGAAGCTCGCCGATCGCCGCCGAAGTCGGCATCAACGAAGACGTCGAAATGGTGGAGTCGACACGGCCCACCAACACCGCGAACAACTTTATCGACATCCTCGACCACGATATCGCCGGAGGCGGCGGGATCAGCTACTACACGCTGACCGGCCGGTTCGAGAAATCGAATTACACCGGCTTCCGCGGTGCGATGTTGATGGAAGACGCCCACATCCGTCCGCTGCAGAACTGGTTCGGGGCTCGCCAGGTCCTGCCGATCCGACGAGCGTTCAACGTCCAGGCGGCTGCCAGAGGTCTCTATCAGACCGTCACGCCACGCGAGTTCCTGCGTGATCTGCGACGGTACCAGCGATTCGATGCGATTGGGGCCGGCCGGCAGCTGCTGGACCCGCTGAAGGAAACCGACGCCGCCGCCGCCAAGCTCCGCAGCGGTCTGACCACGCTCAAGATCGAATGTGCACGTCAGGGCCTGCACTGGATCAAGGTCCTGCGACAGATGGCCGTCGAACGCCGAATCGCCGAGGCCCTGGGTGTGATGCTCGACTTCAGTAAAGGCGAGGGCGGCAAAGTCTACCCCAGCGACGAGCCCGCCGCCAAAGACAAGGAGGACGCCAATGCCTGAGAGTCGCAAAACACGACGGCATCAACTGCGACGTGTGCGCGGTGCGATGCTCGCTCAGCAGGCGTGGAGTCTGCATGAACCGGCCCTGCAGGAAATGCTGCAGATGCTGGACTCGGGAGCCGCTTTCGAACTGGGATCCGACGCGATCGCCGCCCGGCTCGGTGTGCAGCAGCTGGCCGACTCGGATTCGCAGATGCAGATTGCGGGTGGCGTCGCCATGATCCCGATCGTCGGCGTGCTGCAGCCCAAAGCCAACGCGGTATCGCGTTACTACGGTGGGACCGACACGAGCCAGGTGGAAGCCGACTTCCGCCGCGCGTTGTCGGACAGCCAGGTGCGAGCGATCGTCCTGCTGATCGACAGCCCGGGCGGCTCCGCGATGGGCAACGAGGAAGTGGCCCGCACGATCTACGAGGCCCGCGGCACAAAGCCGGTGATTGCGTTCGTGCGAGGCATGGCCGCGTCCGCAGCCTATTACCTCGCGAGCGCGGCGGACAAGATCGTCGCGTCGCCCAGTTCGCTGATCGGCAGTATCGGCACGATCCTATTGCACACGGATGGCTCCAAGTTCTACGCGGACTTGGGAATCAAGGTCACGCCGATCACCCAGGGCAAGCACAAGGCGGACGGCAACCAGTTCGAGCCGCTCACCGACCAGAGCCGCGCGACGCTGCAGGAATTCGTAGACGCTCACGGCGACATGTTTGTGAACGCGGTCGCGCGACACCGCAGCGTCACGCAGAAAGAGGTCCGCGAGCAGTTCGGCCAAGGCAAGGTGTTCCTCGCCGATGAGGCCCTGCGACGCGGCATGATCGACGCGATCGGATCGCTGGAAGATGCGATTCCGAAAGCCGCCGCCACGCAATTCCCGCAATCCGCCAATGTTCAACCCATTCAAGTTGCAGCCTGTGCCGAGCACGTTTCGCCGCAGGTCGCGTCATCGTTCGATTCGGAAGCCGCAACGTCGGCTGGTACCACCAATAGGAGCACGATTATGTGGAAGAAGATCAAGGCCGCATTGTTTGCGATGGGCCTGACCGACAGTGCGGAAGCCAGTGACGACGTCTGCAAGGCCGTCCTCGCCGGGTACTTCCGCGGCACCGTTCCGGACTCCGAGGAGAAAGTCCTCGCGGCCCTGACCAGCGGAACCGCACAGGCTGCGACGCCGCAGGCCCCCGCGGCCCCGGCCGCTGCCGCCGCTCGGGCCATCAACGTCCAGGCCGCTCATGACCGTGAGTTGGCCGAAGCGCGGGCCGATGCGATCGCCCGGGACCGGGAACGTCGTGAGCAGATTCAGGCCTCCGGCCGACTGCTCGACGTGTCCGCCGAGGACATTACGGCCGCCTGCAACTCGGACCAGACCTACCACCAGGTGCTGGAGGCGTGGCACACGAAGCTGGCCGCTCGCGAGCAACCGGTGAACGTCGGCTCGGTCACTGTGCGTGGCGAGGGAGCCGATCGCTTCGCGGTCGACGCCGTCGACGCGTTGCTGATGCGGTACAACTACAAGCCGACTTCCGCGACGCCGAGTCAGGAATCCCAGCAGATGCGTTCGGCACCGCTGATGTACTTCGCTCAGCAATGCTTGCAGCTGGCGGGCCGCCGCGTCAACCAGTTTGCGGACCCCGAGGATATTGCCGCCGCGGCGATGCAGATGGGTGGACTCGAGCGCATGACGATTTCCGCCTCGGGCGGTGCCTACTCGCGGCCGGGCGACTTCCCCAACATTCTCAGCAACCTGGCCGGAAAGATCCTCGACCAGGCCATTGAGATCGCGGAACCGACCTACCCGGTGTGGACCGCGCGTCTGCCCGACCTGGCCGACTTCAAGCCGAAGACGATCATCGGCCTGGGGCACTTCGACGAGCTGGACGAGATTTTGGACGACGAAGATCCCAAGTCGCTCGACTTCGACGAAGAGGCGGCCGGCTGGATCCAGGCGGGTCGCTACGGCAACAAGGTCGGCCTCACGCCGGTCATGGTGGCCAATGACGACCTGGACGCCTTCGCGCAAGGTCTGCAGTCGCTGTCAATGGCCCACGAGCACACCATCAACCGGCTGTGCATCACGTTGATTGCCGGAAACGTCACACTGTTGGACGGCAATGCGTTGTTCGACAGCTCCAACCACGGCAACATTGTCGCGTCGGGCGGAGGCGGTGCCCCGAGCACCACGCAGGCCAATAAGATGCGGCTGTTGCATCGTCGCCAGACGGGCATCGGCGGCAAAGGCAAGGTTCGCACTCCTCCGCGGATCGCCTTGGTGCCGACCGCCCACGAAGAGGCGGCATTGCAGACGTTCCTGGTGTTCAGCCAGCTGAATGAGTCGAAGTTGCCGGTCACGGACGCGACCATCAACACGTTCCGCGGCATGATTCAGCCCGTGGTGGAACCGGACCTCGAGGATTACTCGACGGCCTACTGGTACACGTTTGCCGATCCGCGGATCCGCCGCGTCATCGTGCACGCGTTCCAGCGTGGTTACGGTCGCGGCGGCAAGCGAACCACCTGGTTCGATCCGGCCCGCAAGACGACCTACGTCGACCTGGAAGGCCGGTTCGCGGCCGCTGCCTGCGGTCACCGCGGCGCGTGCCGCAACGACGGCGCTTGATAGCGTTCACAACTCGTAGGCCGCTCCCTGGTTGGCCACCCGGGAGCGGCCGCCACCATCCATTTGCAGCCAACCTCCAAGGAGCAAAACCATGTCCGTACGAACCGCAATCGACCGGTTCCGTTTTCGCGGTGCCGTTGCCCCGCCCGCTGTCGCGTCGCGACAAGGCGAGTGGTGCAGCAAGGCGACTGGATCCTGCACCATCACCGCCGTCAGTGGCGGCGCGATGGCGTTGGAACTGGTCAATACGAACGAAGTGGAAAACGGGTGTTTGTACATGGGAGACGTTCTCCCGTACGACATCGATGACCTGATTCGCGTGGAGATCATGGCGAAGGTCTCCGGGACGCTGGCCTCCGCCACGTCCCTCGCGTTTGGGCTGGCCAGTGCCAGAAACGACGCGATTGACTCGATCGACTATGCGGCCCTGTTCCGGGCGATCGCCAACAACACGATCGTGCTGGAGACTGACGACGGCGTGAATAACGTCGACGATGCCGCGGCCGATGGAGCTACGATCTCGACAAGCTACAAGCGGTTCGTGATCGACTTCGCGACGGGGATCAAGACCCAGTCGGCGCCGTCTCTGTCGCTCGGCGGCAAAGCGAACGTCCTGTTTTACGTCGGCAACGCCAACGGCTCGCTGCGGCAGGTCGGCAAGAACACGTCGTTCAACATGGCGAACTATGCCGGGAATTTGCAGCTGTTCGCCCAACTGCAAAAGACCTCGTCGACCAACACGCTGACCCTGTCGATCCTCGGATTCGACGTCGAGTACAAGTTGCCGGCGTGATCCGCGTCCGCTGAATGATCGTACGACCTGGTCAAGGCTCCCGTCGCATCCGCTGCCCCAACCTGCGGCGGGAGCCTTTCTGCTGGAAAGCGAGTGAATCATGTGCACCGATGGCGAACGAACAGCCCGGCGAGTACTCGTCAAAAGGCTGCTGCTCCATACCCTGCGAATCGGCGAGGGACCGGCCGCGGAGATGGCCGACAACTTCACCGACGAGCAACTCGAACAAATCTGCGCGATCAACGCCCGGCCACCCTGGAACCGCCGACAGGAAATCAAGGCCGTGCTGAGCCAGATGGTCGACGCGTTACGCGTGACCGCGTCGCTGCCGGCGACGACGCCGGAGCCGGAGCCAGGCGCCGAGTCGGATGGACCTGCCGACGAAGCGGACGAGGCGGAAGACGAGGACGAGGAGGAAGACGAACCGGAGCCGGAAACCACACCGGAGCCGCCGCGTAAGCCGAAGCGTCCGAAGCCGAACTGAGGTCAGCCATGTCGTTTCGCACCCTCAAGGCGGACGTGATCCGCCGCAATCTGCTGAGCACGGACTACTTTGCCGAGTCCGTGACGCTCACCGATGGTGAGGGTGCAACGACCACGACCGTGGCGAATCCCAGTCCGGAAGTAATGGAGGAACGGCCGAGCACCGAATACGGAACGGAGTTTGTGACCACGCGGGAGTTCTTCCTGGAGCTGACCGGAGCCGTGCCCCGCACCGTCACGCTGGACGATGAAGACGTGACCTACGCGGTCGAACACGTCACCAAACAGGGCGAGTTCACAATCCTTAAGACCAAACGCATCGGGGCCGGTGAGATTTCCCGCGACTCCTATCGCAAGCGAAAGCCATGACCTACAAAGTCCCCACCATCACCGCAGGCACCAGCGGCACCGGCACGACAGCCAGTCTGTCGATCGCTCGGCCGTCGGGGCTGCGCGTCGGAGACCTGCTGTTGCTGGTGATCGCCACGGAGGGTGCCGCCGACTCGATCGAGGTTCCAGCCGGGTTCGTCCCGGTGATCGCCGAGCTGTCCCAGGGCTCCGCGATCAACCTCGGCGTGTGGACCAAGTTCTCGGCCCACAATGAGCCAGCGACCTACTCGGTGACGCTCGGAGCGGCGGACGATTCCCTCTACAACCTGCTGATCGTGCGGGGTGCCGATCCGTGGTCCGTGGTGCATGTGACCGACGTGGCCCAAGGTGCGGCGGGCCTGCCGCTCGCGGAACCTGGCGGCACAACCACCGTCGACAACTGCCTGGCGATCGGCATCCTGGCCATGGACGGTTCGCCGCGCGTGATTGCGGCCCCGACCGGCTGGACACTGATCGACTCCGAGGACGGCCCGGCTGCCTCGATCTCCTGGGGACTGGCCAAGAAGACGATCGCCACGGCCGGCGCGTCAGGCGGAGCGAACTGGACGGCTACCGACTCGACGTCCGGCGACTACCTGGCACTCACACTGGCGATCAAGCCGGGCGTGATGGGCCGCGACTATTCGATCCTGTACGCACCGCAGCAACTGCTGGCCAAGACGCTGGCCGACTGCACGGAGTTCCGCAACCTGGTCGGAGCGGCGGATCATGCGGCGGCGTTCGCCCGGATCTGGCACGAGTCGCTCCCACCACCGGCCGGTGGTGCGCAGAAGTACGACCTTTCCGAGTTGCAGGCCTACCGACCCTACGCGCTCGTGTTCCTGCGGGACCCCGATGGCATGACTGGGTCGGCCCAGTCGGCTCTGCCAGGCGTGTGGGCCGATCGCGGCATAGCGTGGATCCGGCTCGTATTCAGTTGCCCGGCAGGCCTAGCCGACAACCCCACGCTGCTCGACCACCTGGTCAAGCAGTTAGTCGGACGCATCATGCGGCGCCCGCCCGATGAAACGTCCGGCTCGTTCTACGGATTGACCGACCTGGCGGGGCGAACCAACGAGACCGACGGGTATTCGTACCTCGCGACGGAAACATGCGTGTTCAAGACTTGGGCCAAGTCCAGCGACGCCGACGAGGTCGAGCAAGGTGCGTTCCTTATCGCGACGATCCAGGTCACCTGGGGCCGGGAGGGCTGAGCGATGATCGACGCGATTGTGGTGACCGAATTCGGCGCGACGCCTGGCTTGCTCAAGTCGGAGATCAACCGACTCACGAAGGAAGCTCTGATCGCGGCGGCCGAGAATCACTACCGCGAATACATGCCGATGCACTTCACCATGGCGGCCTACTCCCGCTACGGGTACAAGCCGAGATCCGCGAAGTACCTCGCAAAAAAGAACAAGATCTACGGTCACGTCCTGCCGCTCGTGTACAGCGGCACGAGCAAGAACCTGGCCCTGTCCGGTGAGCCGAAGATCTCCGCGACGCGACATCGTGCCACGCTGATCCAGCGTGCCCGCGGACTGAATCGTCGCCGCCCCGGATCCCAGATCCACATGAACCGCGAAATCAGTGCCGTCACGCAATCCGAAGTCAACACGGCCAGCCGCGTCGCAGGCCGAGAGTACCTCCGCTTGGCCCGCGAGCTGTCCGTTTCCAAAACCACCCGAGTCTAGGAGTCATCATGGGAATTCATAATCTCTACAGCGTGCACCTGAACGACACGTCTCCCGTCGTGCTCCCGGGCATCGTGACGCAGAACGTGCGGACCGGAACCGAGTACCTGGCAGAGACGACCAGCGGTGCGGTGTACCCGCAGCACGTGGCGATCACGGGGCAGAAGCCAGCGGCCGATTACTCGACGTATTGTCTGGCGGCCCACCTGGATGAGATTGGACTCACGGGCCTGTCGATCGGGGACCTGGCGACCGGGCTGGAACTGTTCGCCTACCTGAACCTGGACGGCGGCGGCCGCTCGCCCGGTTCGACGCACCGGAAGTACTCGATCAAGAAAGGCCTGGTGGTGCCACGCCGCATCACCTGCGAGCACCGTGGCGACGCGCAACTGTTCTACGAGGTCTTCCCAGTCTGGAACGGCTCGGTGGATCCGATCGTCATTGCCGACACGGCGGCGGTCCCCACGTTCGAAGACGACGATCAGCGGTTCACGATCGGCAAAACGACGATCGGCGGAGTCCTACTGGGCGACATTCGCTCGTGGGAGTTGGACTTCGGCATCACGGTCGAGACAAACGGCGGAGACTCCGACATCTTCGACACAATGGTTTCGATCGTCGAATGCAAGCCGGTCCTGACGCTCAAAGGCGTAGACGTCGAGTGGCTCAAAAGCACCAACATCCCGCTGGCTGGCAAAGAGGCCACGCAGGCGAACACGATCACCTACTTGCGGAAGCGTTTGCAGACGGCGGCTGGATTCGTGGCGGACGGCACGGCCACGCATGTCAAGTTCGCGATGGCCGGGCTGGCTTGGGTCGAGGATGTGTTTTCGATGGGTGGCAAGGGTGCCGCCGAATGCTCGGTGAAAGTGGCCTGCAAGTTCGATGGCACCAACGCACCAGTGGTGATTACTCCGACCAGCGCGATTACGTAAGGCGACAACATGGCGACGGACGACACGCTGAAAAACGCCGTGTCGGTGCTCACCCACTTTGGCGGACACAACCGCGAAAGTGCCAGGCGATTCCTAGGCCGCTGCACGGCGAAGGAGATTCGGTCGCTCGCGGCCGCGACAGACATGAACGAGTTCGAGGAGGCGGTGGGCCGAGTACTCGACCGCCAGGAACGACACGACAACGGAGACTGACCATGCCCGAAGAAAAAGAACCCCGCGTGCTGACCGTGCTCCGCTGCATGGGAGG